GATAGTGTTGAAGGCAGTATCAGTGTTTCTGGTTCTACTGTTTCTTACAACGGCGGTCACTTAGCGCGATGGTCACAACTTGCATCTGGAGCAGAACGCACTGAGATCTTGCGTGGTTCTGTACTGAGCAACCTTGATGAAATGTGTGAATGGGCTTATGACGCTCAAGACGCAGTGCTTTACACCGAGGAGGATGAACTGCCTGAAGGCGTCAGTGTTGGCGACGTAAAGACACCTGCTGTTGCAGCTGGAACGGAAGATAACGAACAGCTGAACCGCATGAAGGTCAGCGATGTTGAAGGCGATGTCAACGTGGCTGGCGTTTTCCAAGCTTGGGACGATGACGATGACACCTACACCAATGACTTCTACTGTGCGATGACGGGTGACTTTGTGATTCGCATTGCACAGGGCACAACCGTTGCACGCGGTGATCTGCTGATGTCTGCTGGTGATGGAACGGCAAAACCGCAGGATGATGACATCGTGCGCTCTAAGACTATTGCCAAGGTGACTAGCACCACGGTTTCTACTACTTATAGTGATGGTAGTTACTGTGTCCCTTGTGTACTTATGGCTTGTTAATTATGACACTTAAACTAAATGGAAGTACAGACGGGAGCGTATCAATCGATGCTCCCGCCGATACCAGCCCAACTGGTAGCGATATTACGTTGACCCTGCCTACCACGGTAGGGTCTGCCGAACAATTTTTAAAAAACAGTGGTACTGCTGGCGAGCTAGAGTTTTCCAGTACGGTCGAAGACAGCAACGGGCGGTTGGGAATCGGTGAAACAAGCCCGCAAGACCTTCTACATGCAAAAAGTGCTTCTGGCAATGCAAATTTACGCCTAACCACTGGAGATACATCATCAGGATATACTGGTGTAATTTTTGGCGATACAGATGACACAAATACAGGAGCGGTTCAGTACAACCACTCCAACAACTCTCTGGAATTTGAGGTAAACAACGCAGAGAGAGTGTCTATCGATAACGCTGGCATCTTGTTTTTGGGCAGCTCTTCGTCAACAGAAAACACTATTGCTAACAAAAACACATCTGCAAAGATGTCGATTAGCGGCGGTGGCGCTGGCTGTGGACTCATTGACCTTTATGGAGGATTTCACGGCGACGATCCGAAAGAAATTCGCATGAGCACGAACAGTGTTGAGCGGTTCAAAATGAACAGTAGCGGACACTCTCAGTTTCGTGCAGCTAGTTACGTTGTAGAAGCTAGGTCTATTGCTAGTTCTAGCAGCTCAAACACTCTTTACAGTGGAGCGCATAGCTCGACTGGTTTTGGCCTTGGCACCATTACTTATGAGTGTTATACAAACGGCAACGTTAAAAACTCAAACAACTCTTACGGTTCTTTGTCGGACGTTAATCTGAAAGAGAACATTGTTGATGCCACTTCGCAGTGGGACGACATCAAGGCTTTGCAAATTCGTAAGTACAATTTTAGAGAAGCTACCGGCTACGATACGCACACTCAAATCGGTTTAGTTGCTCAGGAAGTTGAAACTGTTTGCCCTGGATTGGTTCAAACTACTCCTGTTCGAGAAGACGCCACTCCTGTTTTAGATGCAGATGGTAATGCGTTAGAGGAAATTAAATCAATCTCTACTTCCGTGCTTTACATGAAAGCTGTTAAAGCTCTTCAAGAGGCAATGACACGTATTGAAACTCTTGAAACCAAAGTCGCAGCACTGGAGGCAGCAGAATGAGCACACTTAAAGTAACAAATATCAAACATGAAGATACTACTAACGGTGGTATCCAACTAGATAGTGATGGTCACGTTCAGGTTGACGGAATCCAACTGCCGACTACAGGTACTCTAAGCAATCGTAACCTGATCATTAACGGTGCGATGAACGTGGCGCAGCGTAACTCAAGTGGAACCTCTAACGGTTTTACCTGCATCGATAGGTTCGGCAGAGACGTAAATTCAGGTACTGGAACTTTTACTGATTCACAGCAAACATTGTCGTCAGGGGCTCCCTATGACGAAGGTTTTAGAAAGTTTTACCGTACTGCTAGTTCAAGTGCATCAACAGCTGGAAGCACGAGTTACTTACAAGTCCGCTACAAAGCAGAAGCACAGGACATTGCCTGTAGCGGATGGCAGTATACAAGCTCTTCTTCATACATAACCCTTTCTTTTTGGGTTAGGGCTTCTGTAGCGCAAACGTATGGATTTAGCGTGCAATCGCATGATGGAACTGATTACGTTTACAACAAAACTTTTGATTTAAGTGCTGATACTTGGACAAAAGTAACGCAGTCTATCCCTGGTAGATCAGGCTTGACATTTGATAACAATAATGGCATTGGTCTAATTATTAAATGGTTCCCGCATCTTGGATCAACATATAATGGTGCAACTGATGACACATGGGACACAGTAGCCAACTCAAACTATGGTGCCAGCTTGGGCACAGATTGGTGGACTGCTTCAAGCGCAACATTTGATTTGACTGGCGTTCAACTAGAAGTTGGCGAAATGGCGACACCGTTTGAACACAGAAAGTACGGCGATGAGCTTGCTAGGTGTCAGCGGTATTATCAAGAGTTGGACATTGGTGACAATAACAATGTTCTGCACATGAATTTTACAAGATATAGCCACGGCAGTGGAAACCCATTTGCCTATTCTACTTTCCCTGTACAAATGCGAGCCGCACCTTCTTTTAGCTTCCTAGGTGAAACGTACAACGCTAGTGGTTACACAGGAAACCCAACTCTTGGTGCAGCCTCAGTTAATGGTGTTCAACTAAATGGCGGTAACAGTGCCAGCGCAAATGCTACTCATTATTTAAGACCAAACAACGACTCAGGAGATTTCCTGAGACTTACATTTAGTGCCGAGTTATGACCTATCAACTAGTAACCCAAGATCCAGATTTTCCTGGAAACTGTGCTGTTAAAAAACTTACGGAGGGTCAAAACCCAATGTATATTCCTTCTGATGAGTCAAACACTGACTACCAAGAATATCTTGAGTGGCTCGCTGAAGGCAACACACCTACCCCCGCAGATTCATGATCACCCTTATTCGTCCAGTTTTGATGTCGTTCCTTGGTAGCGACAAAGTAAAGCGTCTTATTGTTGACCTGCTCCGCAAACTCGCTGAAAAGTCTGACAACACTGTAGACGACGCAGCCGTTGACGTTCTCGAACGCGGCTTGTTTGGTGATGGCTGATGGATTTAGGAGAGCCCCCGGTACTACCGTCTCTACGGCTCCCTGAACCCCTTGTGTTACCACGTCCGGTACTAGAGGTACCACGGGCTGATTTGCCGTCTTACAAGCCGCTTGTGGTGCCTCCTAGCGACCTCCGACCACCTCCAGGGGTCAAAGGACCGAAGACAAACGAAAAACCAAAACCAACTCCACCTAAACTGCCAAGTGACATTCGTTATATTGATGTACCTAATACTGATTTTACTGTACCTTTACCCAGTAACGAAATCTTAGTCACCGCTGGTACAACTGCGGTTGTATCCGTTGCAGCCACCCTCACAGCCACTGCAATTTTCAAACGGACAGTAAACATCTTAAAACCTATATTTAAGAAACTACTTACCCGGAAGAAAAAAGATGGAGAAGAGACACCACACGTGGCTAAGTGACTTTTGCGGAGAAATCGTAAAGGCACTTGTCCTGTTTTGGAGTGCAGGCGTTTTGACTGCTTCTTACATGGGAATGCTACAAAAGATGGACCCAACATTTGTGGCCTCTTTGCTAAGCGGGACTTTAGCTTCCTATGGCATTTCTCGTGTAGATAAAAACTCTAAATCTGACCCACCAAAATGAAAAAACTACTTTTGCTGTTGTTGTTGGCTGCTCCAGTCTCAGCACAGACTGTCACCCCACAGTTTACCCAGGGGTCGATGCAATCCACTACAACTACCACCATCGACATCGAACGTACTATTGAGACGGAAGTGCATGGAGGCGACTATTCGAGCTGGTCTGGCAGTAATGTAACTCCCAGCGCAGATATTAGTGGTAGTGGCACAACCTTTTCAGTAACCACTGCTGGAGACCCATGGTCACTAGAGATTACCACCCGCGATGCAGGAGTCGTAGAGACAATCGACGTCACAGAAACTATCGAATCCACCTCTACCACTACCTCGCTCTCTATCTTCTCGCAGTAACACCTGCGTATGCAGAAGATCCAAAGGTACAAAACACTTCTAACCCTGTAGCCGCTGCAACTGGTAACGTGACTAACCAGGCAGTGCAATTCCAGAACAATGGTGCACCAAGTAGACAGATATTTGGTGCTAATAACTCTTGCAATGGAGCTACGATGACATTTAGCCCGTTCTATATGGGCAATGACACGATTCCGTACGAAACTGAAAATTATGTACGGTCTAACAACTACGGAGCGCAGCTCAATTTCAGTGTACCGTTAGACGGTGGCATGATTGAGCAGTGCAAACAGATAGCACGTAGGCACGAACAGACAATGCGGCTCCAATATGAGTTGACAAGAGCACTGAAGTGTACAGAAATTATGAAGGCTGGCTTTACATTTAGGCCAGGAAGTCGTGTCGAAGTTATATGTCATGACATTGTACCTATAGTTTCACTGACAAATGAAAAAGAAAGCAACGGAGGATCAGTTCAACGAACTGCACAACCTGGTAACTAAAGAGTTTCTCACTCGTATTAAGTCCGGTGATGCCACTACACAGGACCTCAAAGCAGCTTGTGACTGGCTAAAGACCAATGACATCAGTGGTGTTGCTATGGAAAGCAGCCCACTTGCCAAACTTGCTGCCGTAATGCCAGAAGTTGATCCAGAACTTGTTCAACAAAGGCTATATGGCCGATGAATACATCTTCTTACTACAAATCTAACCCTGCAGCACGCAAAAAGCGTCTAAAACAGCAGGGTGCCTACAACAAAACAAAAAAAGGACTCATGATCCGTACAGCAGCTAACAAGCTGAACCGAAAACTTGGTACGTACGGCAATGGAGACGGCAAAGACGCATCTCATACAGGACCTGGCAAAGGTAAAACAGAGAATGCCTCTGTAAATCGCCGCCGTCCACGTATGAAACAACGCTACGCATGACTCCTTTACTTCCT